ATGCAGATATAAATAGAGAGATGCAGTCATCAGGATTGCTTAGCTATTTTTTATACATTGATGGTGTAATAGTAATAGATGAGATAAGTCCTGTATTTCGTTATTCAAATCATTCAAAATATCACTCGCAATCTATTGGTAAAACAATTACATCATACATAGCTGGACATGCGATATGCGCTGGATATATCGAGAGCGTAGACTCGCAATTAAATGATTGGCCTTTAGTTGCAAATACATTATATAGTGATCAAAAATTAATTGATTTATTAAACATGTCAGCAGGTGATCAGAGATATGCAACGTTACAAGGATTACAGAACTCTAATCGATGGATTAATGCACCGTCAGTTGAGAGCATTATGAACGAAGAACTAAAGAACTCGACACAATCATACTCTACATATAATTATAATAACTTAGTACCAAATACTGTAGGTGCATATATTAAATTTAAAGCAGGTGAGAATTATCAAGATCTATTAGATGATGTCTTTCAAGATAAAGTAAAAATACAAGATGATGTATTCTTTATGGTCAATGAATTCGCTGGTTATAATGATGAAACATTTTGGTACCAATTCTATGGAACTCGTTCTGATTATTTAAGAATAGCAAAAGCAATGTTAGACGATTGGCAAAATGATACATGCGAAGGTCAATATTTAAAAACACTATATGAACGTAGAGTACCTAAAAATGGATTGCATGGCAATCATGACAGTGTTGGTGGTCAAGCGACATCTGAATATGCAGGTTTCTTTCATACAGGTTATATGCAAGACAGAATGATTATGGGAATGGATGGATTTGGTGGACAATCAATATTAATTGACTTTGAAAACGGAAAGATAATAGCTACACAAGCGATTCACCAAGATTATAATTGGAAGAAAATAGTTTACGAAAAGATGTACAATTAACAAATGTATGATATAATATACCTATCAATATAAAAGGAGTACAAATGGGAATAATGGATAAATTAGCGAAGAACTCTAGAATCAAAGAGTCTTCCCAACTTGACAAAAGCAAGTTGTTTTCGAATAAGGTAATGGTTAAAACACCAGTACCTATGATTAATGTTGCACTTTCAGGTGATCCCGACGGTGGCCTGAGTTCAGGTTTAACAGTATTAGCAGGACCATCGAAGCATTTTAAGACTTCGTTTGCATTGCTAATGGCAGCAGCATACTTAGATAAGTATGAAGATGCTGTGCTATTGTTTTATGACTCAGAGTTTGGTAGCCCGCAACAATATTTTAAGTCGTTTGGTATAGACACTTCACGTGTCCTACATAGTCCCATTACGAATGTAGAAGAGCTTAAGTTTGATCTTATATCTCAGCTCGAAAATATCGAACGCAGCGATAAAGTCATTATTGTTATTGACTCTATCGGTAACCTTGCATCTAAGAAAGAATTAGATGATGCTATGAATGAAAAGTCAGTAGCAGATATGTCGAGAGCGAAAGCACTCAAAGGTCTATTTAGAATGACAACACCCTATCTAACATTGAGAGACATCCCATTGTTAGCTGTCAACCATACATATCAAGAAATAGGCTTATTTCCCAAAGCAGTCGTCTCCGGTGGTACAGGTATATACTACTCCTCAGATAATATCTGGATCATCGGACGTCAGCAAGAAAAGAAGGGAACAGAAATAATGGGTTATAATTTCGTTATTAATGTAGAGAAATCCAGATTTGTAAGAGAAAAGTCTAAGATTCCTATTTCAGTAACATGGGAAGGTGGTATTGAAACCTATTCAGGCTTATTAGATGTAGCAATGGAAGGTGGATATGTAGTTAAACCTCAAAATGGTTGGTACTCTAAAGTCGATCGAACTACTGGTGAAGTAGAAGAGAAAAAGGTTAGACTAAGCGAAACACTTAAGAAAGAATTTTGGACACCAATATTTGCTGGTGACTTCAAAGACTTTCTTAAGAAGAAGTACGAAGTAGGTCATGCTGATATGATTAAGCAGACCACCGATAATCCTGAAGATATGGATATTTAATGCAGATAGAAACATTAATCTTACGCAATCTAATGCTCAATGAGGATTACACTCGAACTGTAATTCCTCATTTGAAAACTATATACTTTGAAGACCCATACAGATCAGTATTTAATGAGATCGTTGGCTTCGTTAACAAGTTTAATAAGTTACCAAGTGCAGATGCTTTAACAATTGAATTGAAGAATAATCCTAAGATTGGCGCAGATTCTCTTGCTCTCATACCTGAAATTAGTAAACCAGATACAGAGCAAACAGAAGAATGGTTAGTCGAAAAGACTGAGAAGTGGTGTCAAGATAGAGCAATCTATTTGGCTATCATGGACTCTATCAATATTATTGAAGGCAAGCATGAGACATTAGATAAGAATGCATTACCATCTGTATTAAGTGAAGCACTTGGTGTTAACTTTGATATGCGAGTTGGTCATGATTATGTTGATGATTCTGATAATCGTTATGATTTCTATCATAGACAAGAAGAACACTTACCATTTGACTTAGAAAAGTTTAATACGATCACGAAAGGTGGTCTCGTTAAGAAGTCTCTTAATGTTGCCTTAGCAGGTACTGGTGTAGGTAAATCCCTATTCATGTGTCATGTCGCCGCAGGTGCTCTAACGCAGATGAAAAATGTGTTATATATAACTATGGAAATGGCAGAAGAAAGGATAGCAGAACGTATTGATGCTAACCTTATGAATGTGCCTATTGACCAGTTAGAGAATCTATCGAAAGATATGTTTGATAAGAAGATGCATAAGCTTACTGATAAAGGTGTAGGTAAACTTATTGTAAAGGAATATCCTACAGGAGCAGCAAGTGCTATTCATTTTAGGGCATTACTTAAAGAGTTGCAGATCAAGCGTGATTTTAAACCTGATCTTATTTGCATAGACTACTTGAATATATGTTCAAGTGCACGTATGAAATCTATGGGTGGATCTATTAACTCATATATTATGGTCAAAGCAATTGCAGAAGAATTGCGTGGCTTAGCAGTAGAGTATAACTTACCTATTGTTACTGCCACACAAACAACAAGATCTGGTTTTGCATCATCTGATGTAGGACTAGAAGATACAAGTGAATCATTTGGTTTACCAGCGACAGCTGACCTCATGTTTGCACTTATATCTACTGAAGAACTTGAAGCTATGAATCAAATTATGGTTAAACAATTAAAGAATAGATATAATGATCCTACTGGTGCAAACAAGAAGTTTGTACTTGGTATCGATAGAGCTAAGATGAGATTGTATGACGTAGAAGATACAGCACAAACTCTTAATGTAAGAGATGAGCCAGCTAAAGTTTCACCAAGATATGATAAAATAGGGGAGGGATTCACCGTTGAGTAGAATGCATGGCAAGAAATGGGGAGATAGATACCTAGGTTTAGCAAGAGAAGTATCTACATGGTCTAAAGATCCAAGCACGAAAGTTGGTGCTGTGATTATTGGCAATGATGGCGAAGTATTATCTCAAGGCTTTAACGGTTTCCCAAGAGGTATTAGTGATAATCCCTCACGATTAAAAGATCGAGATAAAAAGTATAAATTAGTTGTCCATGCAGAGATGAATGCTATATATAATGCTGGACTTAATGGAGTTTCTTTAAAAGATTCTACATTATTCGTATATGGTTTGCCTGTTTGTAATGAATGTGCTAAAGGTATTATTCAAGTTGGAGTCAAAACGGTTGTTGCTATGAGACCAAAGGATTACAATAAAGATTGGGACGAATCAATAAAGGATGCTGAAGCTTTGTTTAAAGAAGCTGAAGTAATGTATATCGTAAAGGAGGAAGATTAATGGGAAAGCAAATGATACCTACTGCCAAGAAAAGGGTAAAAGGTCAACCAAGGTTTGTCAAGGATATGAGTCATAGTACTCATACAGCAAAAAGACATCCTACATCAAAGAGGGTAAAGCAAAATGTTTAAAGCACTTTTTAATCAAGGCTATTCAAAGAAGTTCATAGATAGAATAGAATTCAGGCGTAAGGAGTATTACGAAAACCGTAGAATCCAAACGATAAGAACTAATGCGGCGAAGATGGCACTTAACTGGACACATGAGTACCCAACAGGAACTCCACTTAGTTATATCAGAGATGATATAATTGAAACATGGGAACGTACTGCTGGTGTAGGTATATATGCTAACTTAGATAAGAAACAAAACATACCAACTCCAGGTGGACTTGGAGATTCATATGCTATTGAAACACCTAGTCCGACTACACCACCACCAATAAGTCGTGGCACACGGAAAGATCCTAAGGCACAAGCTACAATAAAGAAGTATCAACACTCATGGAGAAATCCAAAAGATGTTCCATATAAAATTGAAGGATAGTATGTACAAACTGCTAAAACTATGTTATAATATACCTTTGAATGGAGAAATAAATGAAACATAAAATTATAGGTTTAACAGCAGGTGTATTACTTGCTGCATCATTGTCAGCAATGGCAGACACTCTTAATATTAAAGATCATTATCGTGAGGTTATATACTTAGAACCATATACGGTTGAAGTATGTAGTAAGCAACAAGTATCAGCAGCGTCTCAAGCAGACATTGCGAATGCAGCATTTTGGGGAGCAATCTTCGGTGCAGTTGTTGGTGATGTAGTAACAGATGGAGATGGTGGTAAATTGCCAGGAGCTGTTATTGGTGGTGCAATCGGTGCGAATAATGCAGCAGCAGAATCAGGTACAACTACAGCTACAGTGTGCAAGTCTGAAAGACGTCAGAAGAGTACTACTGCATCTGAATACTCTCACTCAACAATTAAATTCTCTGTTGATGGTAACATGTACGAAGTTGACTTTATTAAGAAACAATGATCGCTGAAGAAGTAGCATTCCAAAAGTGGTCATTTGTAGATAAGCAAGACTTAGATACGGATCATTGGTACGTACGATTAGATGGTGGTAAATATCACAATGTTATTTTTAGATTTATGAAAGTATCATTAAATATGGATGCACAGCAAATCGATTTTGATTATGAA